AGGTCTAGGAAATCACTAGACATACAGGTAACACCAAGTAATTTCTTTGTTTTCTTATCTCTAATTAAGAAGTTTAAATTTCTACCAATATTACTATTGTTTTTCATAGTAGAGAGGAAAGTTCTCATACCATTCCAGATAGCTGGCATATTTGCACCAGTAATAGACTTAACGTCATCACCGTCAGTCCATAATAATTCAGGTTCTAATTCTAGGTATTCTTCTTGGTCTTCAGGTAACCAAAAGTTGTTTTTAATCTCTTGTAATAATGCACCTTGTTCAGGATTCTTTAATGCTGGTTTATCGTCAAAGAAACTATTGACTTCTTCGGTAGGATATTTGTCGTGTACTTCACACCACTTTTGATAGAGTGTGTATTCTTTAACGTCCATAGCAGAGACATAAGATAAGTCTTTTATAACTGCCTCTTTTAATGTTTCAGTATCTATATTAGGTAGTTTGTCTAATGGATTGTGTTCTTGCCAACTTTGCCATTGGTCATCAATAGACATACCTTTCTTCCACGAATAAGCCATAATATATACATCCTATACTAATGATTTAAAATTGTCAAGCTTGTTTTCTTGACTTTTCAATTTCTGCGTATTTTAAGGCTCTATTATATAATTTTTCAGCCTTCTTCTTTGCCATATCAAACTTTAATTTTGACACTTTTTCAACAAAGGTTATACCCATTGTATGGTCAAATTCGTGTTGGTAGATTCGTGAGAATAAACCACTAAACTCTTTTCTTATTTCTTTACCATCATCATCTTCATATACTGCGTTTACGGTAATAGGTCTTTTGATATTTAAAAACAGATAAGGAAAAGTTAAACAGCCTTCTTGCATTAAGATTGTTTCTTCACTTGTTGCTTCTATTCTAGGGTTCCAACAGGCGTGTTTCTCACCATTGTTTAATTGTAAATGATTGCCCATAACAAACATTCTAAAAGGAAGACCAGCTTGATTACAAGTTAAACCAATACCACCATATTTCTTCATTGCCATAAACATTGCTTTTGATACTTCTTCTCTACTTTCAAAGCCGTGTTCTTTTAACATTTCATCTTTAAAAGGAGCAATAGCTGAATTTACTCTTATGTCATTTGCTGGTATTAGTTGTAGTTCTTTTATTTTATCTGTCATATTGTCCCTAGTTGTGTAAAGTTTTGATGTTTCTCAAACTTTATTATGTTAGTAAATTTATCAAATAGTATATCTCCTTTATGTGATATAATAAAGATATTTTCTTTTTCTAATGTCTTAATGATTTTAAAGAAATCATCTGTACCTTGGCCGTCTAATGATGAATCAAATATCTCATCTAATATTAATAGATTGGTATTTGTACTATTCTTCATTCTTGCAATATCTCGCCAAGTAAATAGTAAGGCAAGGTCAATTCTCATTTTCTCACCCTCACTAAAGTTATTATAGTTAAAGGTGTCTCTAAACCTTGACTTAACGGTTTCGTTAAACTCTTCATCTAGGTTGAACGAAATATAGAAGTCCATTGCCTGTAAATATTTATTAATAAGTGAATTCATAATAGGTACATATTTTCTAATGATTGTTGCCTTAGCACCTTTGTCATTTAGTATTTCTCTTAATACATCTACATAACCTTTTTCTTCTTGTACCTTATCTAAATTAATCTCGGCTTCTTTTAGGTCACCTCTCATCTTCTCTAGTTCAAGTTCAATAGTTTCAATATCATTATCTCTTTCACCAAATCTATTAATCTCTGATTGTATCTGGTCACTATGATTTTTTAGTTGTTCTAGTGATGATGTTATCTTCGCCAGTTCTAGGTTCATATCCGATATTTTGCTTGAAACCTTGGAGAAAGCTGATACTCTTTGTTCTTGTTTTGAGATTTCTTCTACGAGCTGGACTAACCCCGTTTCTAGTTTTGAAATTGTACCGTGTTCTTCTTGGCATTTATTATCTTTAAACTCCTTATCTATGGGCTGTGTACATACAGGACAATTATCATTTTCACTAAAGAACGATAATGTTTTCTTATGAGTTTCTAAATTAGATTCTATTTTTGTTTCTAATTTATTCAATTGTTTTAGTTTGCCATCTGCTTCATCTTGACCTTTTAGTTCATTTTGACTAACAGCTATCTGTTCATTCAATTGTTGTAATTTTGTTTCATAATCTAACTTATTTTTGTTATTTTCTTCTAGTCGTTTTAGCGCTACCGCCTGGTTGTCTGTTCCTTTGGCCTCCAGCGTCTTTAAGTATTTTGCTTCAGTTTCGTACTTGGTCTTTATTAACTCACATTGGTGCCTCACCTCCGTTAACTTTTTTTGAAGGTCGCTCTGTTGTGAACGCAATATTAAGTCCATAAGACCAAAAACTCTAATATCAAGTATCTCTTCAACAACTTCTCTTCTATATCTTGGTTTCATCTTCATAAACGGCTCGTATGATGATGAGCCTAGTAATACTACTTGAATAAAAGACCTATAATTTAACTTCATTATGTTTTGTTCTAGGTACTTTTGATAATCTATATTGTTGGCGTCTTGATTTAGTTTCTTACCATCACAAAAGATTTCAAATAAGTTAGGTTTAATACCTCTTCTTACTTTATATTTTTTGGTGCCTACTTCAAAATCTACCTCTACTATACAATCACCATTGTTAATAGTATTGACCATTTGTTCTTTCTTAATAATTCTAAATGGTCTATTAAACAAGGCAAAACATAAGGCGTCTAGTAAAGTTGATTTACCAGAGCCATTAGTTCCTACAATCAATGTAGTTTGAGACATATCAAGATTGACAATAATAGGTACATTGCCACTTGATAAAAAGTTTTTATAAGTTAGTCTTTTAAATAATATCATTTATCTATGATTTTCGGCGTCCATTCTCATTGGTATAGGAGAAGATTCTTCATTTGGATTTTTAAAAAACAAATTGCCTGACACACTTATTCTAGTACCAGAAGCTTTGAAAGGTATTACTTCGTGTCTTAACATTGCTGGAAAAATCCACATTTCTCCTACTTTTGGTACATAACCAAACGTGTGTACGTTCCACTCTGGAAAAGTTGGTTCTCCATAATGAAAACAAATACCACCAGGACCAAAGCTTCTGCCTTTATAAGCAGCTCTTTCTTTTTCTAGTTCTTCTTCATTAGGTGTTTCTAAATAAATTACCCAAGTCAATTGTCCGTTATGTGTATGATTAGGATTATATTCATTAGGTTTCATATAGTTAATCCACAAAGACATTAAACTAAATTTATCTGTCCAGTTTTGTGACCAATCTTGCATACGAAATTCTGCGTCTCTTTTTGAATAGTCTGTTATGTATGGTTGAAACTCTTTACAAAACCAATGTTTATCTTCCATACTATAACCTCTTTGGTCTTTAAGTATTCCTGCTAAATCTTGATTACCACTACCTGGTACACCTTTTAGTCCTCTTTCTTTTAATCCATCAATTAATTCTGGATGTGCTCGGTAACTTGCAACAAAAGGACCAAAGTTTGCCTTACCTGTAAAGTTTACATTCATTATTCACTTGCCTCACTATAAAGCTCTTTTGCAAAAGCTTTTAATTTTTGTTTGTCTAGGTCTGTATTAACTTGGTCAATATAGTTGCCTAAAAAAGTTAATGTATCTTCGCCTTGTTCTAGTATGTCTTCTCTAACGGATACATTTACGTCTGACATATCTTCTATAACATCAACAGAGTGTACATTTATCTTATTGTACAATCTATCCATAAAATCATTAAACATATCGGCGTCTGTTCTTTGAGAAACAAATAGTTTAATAAAACATTCATCATATGGTGTTATATCTAATTCATTGTAATTAGTTTTCTTATCATCATATATTATTTTCTTGAACATTTTAACAGGATTTGATACTCTTGTCAAGTCTCTGGTGTTAGTATCAAATATATGAAAACCTTTTGGACAATTGTAATCTGACCAAGTCATTTCATATTGAGTACCAAGATAATATATTTGGCCGTCATCTGATTTCTTATGAAAATGACCAGATAATACTTTTTCAAATCTCTTAAACATAGCCTTTTCTTGACCGTGTTCATTAAAATGGCCGTTGTGCATTTCAAAACCTTTTACTTCTAAATGACCCATTGCAATAGAAGAGGTACTATTTTTAATCTTTTCTACCGAATCAGTTTCGTTGTCATCACAAATCCAAGGTATAAACAAGATAGGCAAGTTATCAAATTCAACCTCTGTTGTTTGTGTATATACTTTAGCGCCTTTATTAATCTCTAAATTTTGTAGAGCATTTACTTCGTTTGTGTTCTTATAATAGGTATCGTGGTTACCTATGATAATGTGAGTATCTATATTTAATTCTTCTAGTCTATTCCAAAACTTCTTCTTAAAATTATGTGCTGTATTGTGGTTGATAAACTTTCTTCTATCAACTACATCACCTAAATGAATAAGTGTTGTTATATTGTTTTCTTGTAAATATGGAAAAAATAGTTCATCATAGAATCTATTTTGATATTTTAGAAAAGCTGGACTATCGTTTCTCACACCAAAGTGAGTATCATTTAATAAGGCTATCTTCATTATTTACTTGGTTCTGTTTCTTCTTTTGGTAAGTTTTGTCTTAAATATTCAGAAAATTGATTTTTAAATTCTCTATCTTCACCTGGATGTAAAGTCATATCATCATAATTACCATCTGCAATCATCTTTTGTTTGATTGTTGTTTGTTTCTTTTCTTTTTGAATACGTCTAATAAAGGCGTAATAGATTATTTGTGTAAAGTAAGCAAATGGATTATTTGACTTGTCGGGGTCAAAGTTATCTAGGTATTGTAAACAATTTTCTATACCATCACTAATCATATCGTCTCTGTATGTATAGTTAATAAAGTTTGGCCTATATGATAGGTGATTCGCAATCTTTAAAAAACAACTGCCAATATAATCAGTAACCGGTGGTTTGTTTTGTTTTAGTCTTTTTGCACGTCTGCAACTCTTCTTGTATTCAACCATAGCGGCCAAGAATTCTTTGTTGTTTACGTAATGTTCGGGTTTACTTTTTTGTCTTGCCATAATATCCTCATAATATCTTATTTGTTTTTAAATGTCAATGTTCGTTTCACACTTGACAATTGAAAATGCTTGTGTATAATGAGCGGTGTAGCGTTTTCAAGAACACCTTTTTTAATGGATAGTTTTATCTCCATCCTCATCATCAAATTCCTCAAATAACTCTCTAATCTTTTTTTGGTCAAGGTCGGCCAATTCTCTAGCCTCATAATTCTTATCTTGTTTCGGCGGTCGGAGAGAGTGATATTCTTTAGATATAATATTATATTGAGTTGACATTTCTTTGGTTGCCCCTGCAATAGTCATAATTTTATCTTTTGGTATAGTAATAATATTATCCGGTGAAAAGTTTACCCAACGAATCAATGCTATATAATCTCTAAATCCACTAGTAGTAAATTGAGGTATATATTTTACCTGTAAAGGCTTTTCTAATCTTAATAGTGGAGAGTTATCTGGTAACTGACTATCTTTCTCTGGTAAATTACAAACTATATCATCACCATTGATAAGCTTAATTAGTTTTATATTTGTTTTTGGTTTAACTTCTTGGTGCATTGTCTATCTCTACGTTGTGAATTTCATAATCAAAGTCTTCACCGCTGTAAATATTTATCCGTTCTCTGAAGTGTGCTAACGTGTAGTTTTCCTTCTCCTGATATGTTAAATCATCAGCGACATCATATAAGGTTGCGTGTGAGTTGTTATCTTTTAGTCGTAAGCCACGACCAATTGATTGCAAGTTTCTTATCCTGGATTTACTAGGACTAGCAAAAATAATGTTATGCAAATTCCTAATATTAATGCCGGTAGAGAAAGTCCCATAACTCGCAACGATAATAGAGTTGTCAGATTTTTCCGTAAGTTCCCTAATACGCTCTCTTCCTGTGGCGTCAACTCCACCATAGACGTAATAAACTTGTTTATCTTTTGCTTTATCTTTAATTGCTTCATACAAATCCTTTCCGTGCTTTTCTACATATTGAAACAAACATAGTGTATTTCCTTGTAGGCCAGAGGCCAGATTTCTTATATACTTATTTCTTTTTTCGTGTGATACCAAAAAGTCCATTTCTTCTTGATATGTTTTGTCTTTAATAAACTCTCTTTCCTTTTTACCGTGTTGTAAGACCAAACAGAATATTTTGAGGTCAGCTAGTTTTCCCTTCTCCTGAAGTTCCGTTGTGGTTACTACCTTATTTACAGCACCAAATAGTCCTTCTAATACTAGTTTGTGAGTTTTACTACCATCTAAAGTACCTGTCATACCAACTCTGTAAGGACATTTTACAAGTTTAGTCATAATCTTTGTTAATGAAACTGCCTTAAACAAGTGTGCTTCATCACCAATAATCATACCAAATTGTTGAAACCATTTTTTAGGTTGATTGTAAATAGATTGCCAAGTAGATATAATAATAGACTTATTTGTTTCTTTTGCGTGGCCTTGATATATTCTATGTACATTTTTTTCAGGCGACCAACCATAATCTTTAAAATCTTTAAACAATTGTTCTACCAATGAAGTGGTTGGCACAATAATTAATATTTTTTTATTACTTTCTTTTAATCTTAATAAATTAAATCTTACTAATAGATATGTAATTAGAGATTTACCAGAGGCAGTTGGCGACAATAGTAAGCACCTATTTTGTCTTGTCGCATATACAAATGCCTCTTTTTGGTAATCTCTAACTTTGAAAGGTATCTTTAAGGCTTCAATAAACTTATCAACTTTATCATCATCAACTTTAGTTTCAGTTATCTTTGTACCATCAACAACCTCAACCTCATTGTCTTTACACCATTGTAAAACATATGGATATAAACCTGCATATATTTGACCTGTCTGATAAGAAAACAATCTAATCTTACCGTCCCATTGTCTTGCTCTATATTGAGGCATAAACTTAAAACCTGGTACCTCAAACGTAAAGAATTCTCCTAAATCTCTACGTATAGATTCATCAGCTTCAATTTTTAGGTAAACGTCATCTTTCTTGTCAATGACAAGGTATCTTATATTGGTCATTAAATAGCGCCACTTGTAAACTTACGCCACTCAATTGCATTTTTTATTGTAAAGGTTCTATTTGAAATTTGTCTAATAGTTCTATCTAAAAAATCGGTGGTCGTTTGTAAATAATCAACTTTTTGTTTTGCACGTTGTATATCTGTATCAGAGTCAAGATACTTGTCAACGTCTTGTTTTAATATTTTTAAGTTAAAAGGTTTCTCTGCATATACTGAAGCGTCAGCCTTACCTGTGTAATATTCCCACTTCTCTCTTTTAATAGAGTGTAGGTCAGACTCGGCTCTACTTAACATAAGTTTATACTTTGTTAAGTGTTTCATATATGTGTTGTGTAATTGAGGTGTTTTAAGAGATTCTAAATCAAGTTCCGTCTCGTTGATTTTTAAATCTTTATCTACCTGTTCTTGTAATTTTTCTAAATCCATAATGTATCCAATCTATCATAATTTAAGTAAAAAGTAAAGTCTAGGTTACGTTACCGTGGTAGAAACTTGACCACCTTTTACAGCGAATTCATATAACTTATATTTGAAAGTTACCGTTGCTTGTAAATACTGAACATCATCAGCTTGTTGATTAAAGTTTAAACCTGTAAGGGCTACAGGAAAAACATTACTAAATCTTACTTCAATATTACTTCTATTTTTACTTGATAATACGTTCAATGTTGCGTCTGAAAACACAGGACCTAATGGTACAGGACCACCTGTTACCTTACCTGGATCCGTATTTTTTTGACTAGCTCCTTGTAAAGGAAATCTGTCTGAACCTGATTTAACAATCTCTGCGAATTGAGTTCTTGATTTAGGAAAGCCTAAACCCATTAACCAACCGTGTATCTCTCTAAAGTTTTCTAGGTTTTCATCTACCATAAATGTAACCTCTAGGTCACCAAAAGTAATCTTTTCTCCTGGTAAAGGAATGTCTGCAAGTGGTGTCATTTGTTTTATCTCTGATAGATTAACACCTGGAATATTGGCAGCCGTGCAAAAGTATTCTACCTTTGGCAGTTTCATAATATTAAATTTAAACTGCGTTGGAGCAGCTAAATCTAATTTAGTTGGTTGTCTTGATAATGCGTTTGTTTGTGTCATATGGATATTTATCCATTACGGAGAGCAAAAAAAAGGGGCGAATAAATCGCCCCTTTTCTGAAGTTTGTACT